ATGCAACGTGTGATTTTGACCCATTGTCAACTGTAACTATTACAGAACGTTCTTTGACATTAGAGCAATTTCAAGTAAATTTGACTTTGTGTAAAAAAGACTTTATCAGTTCTTGGCAAGCGGAAGAGATGGGATTCTCTGCTAACAAAGTTTTAGCTAAATCATTCGTTGATTATTTCTTAGCTTACATCACTGAGAAAGTTGCTTCATCTGTTGAGGTTTCTATTTGGAGAGGTGCTAATGCAACTGCAGGTCAAATCGATGGTATTTGTACTTTGTTAGCTGCTGATGCTGCTTTACCAACTGCAAATGAGGTTTCAGGTACTACGGTTACATCTTCAAACGTTGTTGCTGAGTTAGGGAAAATTACCGATGCAATTCCTGCTGCTTTGTATGGTTCACCTGATTTGAAAATCTACGTTTCTCAAAACATTATGAGAGCTTACGTAAGAGCTTTGGGTGGTTTCTCAGTTGCTGCAACGTCTAACTCAGGTGTTGATGCTAAGGGGACAACTTGGTACAATGGTGGTGATGTTACTTTTGATGGCATTCCATTATTCGTAGCTAACGGATTAGCTTCTAACGTTGCAATTGCTGCTGAGACTTCTAACTTGTTTTTTGGTTGCGGTTTATTAAATGATTCTAACGAAATCAGAGTTATCGATACTGCTGACACTTTAGGTGACCAAAATGTACGTTTCGTATTACGTGCGGGTATGGCTGTTAATTACCATTCAGTTTCTGACATCGTAACTTACGGTATTACAAACAGTGCTAACTAATAATTAGCAAAACAATAACGTGGGGAGGAGCTTAAAGTCCCTCCCCTTTTTTTTTAAACTTTAAAATATTAAACAGGTGGCTTGTAACTTAACCATAGGACGCGCGGAGGCGTGCAAAGAGGCAATCGGAGGACTGAAAGCCGTATACTTTATTAATTTTCAGATAGTTCCATCTGATGTGACTTTCTCAAATGACTTAATAACAGCAGTAACAAACGTGGATAACTTGTACAAGTATGAGTTAAAGTCAAACGAAAACGTATTTGACCAAGAAATCGTATCAAGTCGTGAAGCGGGTACTACATTCTTTAGACAAACGTTAACAATTAAACTTAAAAAACAAGACGCAACGACTCACAAAGAAATTAAACTTTTGGCTTATAGTCGACCTCACGTACTAATTGAAAATAACAACGGTCAATTCTTTTTGATGGGATTGTTTAGGGGTGCTGATTTAACGGCGGGAAGTATCAATTCGGGCGGATCGCTTGCAGATTTTTCAGGTTATTCTTTAACATTTACCGCTGAAGAGGCTTTGCCGGCACCATTTACGGACATTACAAGTGCTGCTACTATCGTTTCTGATTGTTTCACAGGTGCTACAATTGTAACTGCTTAGTTATGGCTTGCAACTTAACCATAGGACGTTCAGAGCCATGCAAGGACAGCCTTGCAGGACTACGCAATGTTTACTTCATTAATGAAGATATAACAGCAAATTACATCTACAAAGAGACTTCTATCGGCAGTGGTATTTATGCAGTAGATGACTACTTTGGTGAGGTTATCGAATATGTAAACTTTGTACAGTATCTTTATAAGTTTGAGTTGAAATCTAACGAAAACGTATTTGACCAAGAGATTGTTACTTCACGTGAAAACGGAACTACATTTTTTAGACAAACATTGACTATCAAACTAAAAAAACAAGACATTGCAACACACAACGCTGTAAAAACTTTAGCGTATGCAAAGCCACGTATTTTAGTTGAAAATAACGAAGGACAATTTTTCTTAGTTGGACTTTTGAGAGGTTGTGATTTAACGGCGGGAAGTATAAACAATGGAGCCTCTTTAGGTGACTTTAGCGGATATTCCTTGACCTTCCAAGGTGAAGAGCTACTACCATCGCAATTCGTTGAAAATGGTACAAGTTCATTTTATTATGACATTGACCCATCAGGAGGGCAAACAGCTTCAGTAATTGTAACAAGTTAATTTTTCGGAGGGGCTTAAAACACCCCTCTTTTTTTTGCAACAAAAACACTATTTTTTAGTTATACTATTATGATAGTACTAACTACCTCTACAAGTCCACAAACGGTTTATTTTATACCACGTGAAGGTATGGGAAACTCGGATAAGATATTTCTAACCGACGAACAAACAAACGTCACTACAACGATTAATATCACTGCCTATGCAACAGGTGATTATTATCATACAGCAACATCTACATTTGCATTAATAGAAGGACACACGTATATTTGTAAAATTGGCAAAACCAACGATATACGATTCTACGGACGTGTATTCTGTACTGACAATCCAAGCTCGAATTTTACTCAATCGGTAACAACCAACGAATTTATAATTTATGAATAATAACATTATACAACTATCATCATACACTGCCCCTGTCATTGTTGAGAACAATAAAAATGAATGGGTAGAATATGGTGAAGATAATAACTACTATCAATTCTTAATTGACCGATACAGCAATTCAGCTACGAATAATGCGGTAATTAATAACATTTGTAGACTAATATACGGTCAAGGCTTAACGGCTACTGATAGTGCAATGAAGCCAAATGAATGGGCGCAACTATTATCTATTCTTAAAGAGGATGATTTAAGACGTATTATATTTGATTTGTACGCATTAGGGCAGTGTGCATTACAGATTCACTACGATAAGGGACATAAAGCTATTACAAGGGCTTTTCACACACCTATTCAATTATTAAGACCTGAAAAATGCAATAAGGATGGGGACATTGTAGGATATTTCTATTCTGACAATTGGACTGACCCAAAAAAATACGTGCCTAAAAGATTTGATGCTTTTGGAACGTCTAAAAAAGAAGTAGAGATTTTGTATTTAGCGCCTTATAGTGCGGGTATGAAATACTTTTCAAATGTAGACTATCAAGGAGGTATTGATTACGCATTGTTAGAAGAAAAAATAGCAGAATACCTTATAAATGAGGTTAGCAACTCATTCGCACCGACCAGTATCGTAAATTTTAACAATGGTACCCCAACGGACGAGATGAAAGATGAAATCTCAGCTCAAGTAATTAGTAAATTAACCGGGTCAAAAGGTAAGAAAGTTGTTATATCATTTAACGAAAATGAGAATACAAAAACAACGGTTGATTCAATACCATTGAACGATGCACCAAGTCACTACAATTACTTAAGTGAAGAGGCTACATTCAAGATATTACGTTCACATAACGTAACTACCCCTTTATTATTCGGCGTATCGGTTGCAACAGGATTTAGTTCCAATGCTGATGAAATGAAAACGGGAGCTATATTGTTTGAAAATATGGTAATAAAGCCAAAGCAACAAATGATAGTTGAAATGATTAAAAAGATACTTTCGTTTAATGGTGTTTCTCTTAACCTAAAATTTAAAACATTAAATCCTTTACAAGGGGATGAACCACAAACGGTACAAGAGGTTAAAATGAGTGCACAGGATGAATTAGACGTTGCAAAATATGGGGAGGACATTGATTTAGATGAATGGGTGTTAGTTGATAGCATGGAGGTTGATTATGAGTTAGAGGATGAATTGGATGCAGAGCTTGAAAAACTTAATAACCCTACAACACTATCTAAAGTTTTAAATTTTGTAAAAACTGGTACAGCAAGACCAAACGCAAGTTCAGAGCAAGACGGTAAAATGTTCAAACATCGTTACAGATACACAGGTGACACTTCTGATGACTCAAGATTATTCTGTAAAAAGATGACTCAAGCGAATAAAGTTTATCGTAAAGAAGATATAATCAGAATGGAATCTGAGGCAGTAAACAAAGGATTTGGACCTAAAGGAGCTGATAATTATTCTATTTGGTTGTATAAAGGCGGAGGAGCATGTCACCATAAATGGGTGAGAGAAACTTATTTAAGAAAGTCGGACATTAATTCACCACTTGCTAAAAAGTTTACACCGTCACAAACACGTAAGCAAGGAGAGATTGCACCGACAAACGACAAAAAAGTTTACACACGTCCGATTGATATGCCTAATAAGGGATTTTTACCTAAATAATTTTAAGATATGGCAGAAGCACTATTAATATCAAAAAAAGACTTACAAGAATACACTTCGTTGAATGCAAATACAGACGTTGATAAAGTGATTCAATTCGTATTGGTTGCACAAAACATTTGGATACAACAATACACAGGCTCTAAGTTGTTGGATAAGATTAAAACTGATATTACCAATAATACACTTTCGGGTAATTACATAACACTTGTAAGGTCGTATTTAAAGCCTATGTTGATCCATTTCACAATGGTTGAGTATTTACCTTTTTGCGCTTACACAATTAGTAACAAAGGGATATATAAACACCAATCTGAGAATAGTGAAATCGTATCTAAGGAGGAGGTTGATTACTTAATCGAGAAAGAAAAACGTATTGCAGAATCGTATTCACAAAGGTTTTTAGACTATATTTGTAAGAACAATAGTTTGTTTCCTGAGTATACAACGAATGAAAACGGTGACGTATACCCACAACATAATAACTATTTAACTAATTGGTATTTATGAAGAAGAAAAAAGAATACAAACCAAAGGAAGAAAACATAATTAAACTAAAACAATACTTAAATGATATTAGCAAGTCACGGAATAATAAGTAGTAGTGGGACGGGTGTACCATTATTGTTAGACACATACAGCGGAGCTATAGGGGCTTATTCTTTAAGAAAAATAAAAAGCACGTATAGTGGTTATGCAATACGTGTAAGACGTTCAAGCGATAATAATTCCCAAGATATTTCCTTTGATAGTAGTGGTAATTTAGATACTACTTCATTGACTTCTTTTGTTGGTGCAAATAGTGGTTTTGTATCTATTTGGTATGACCAATCAGAAAATGGTCATAATTTAATTCAAAACACAGCTGCTAATCAGGCAAGAATAGTTTTAAATGGTGTTATAGAAACATTAAATGGTAAACCTGCATTAGTTAGTAGATTTAATTCATCAAACAATGCTCATTATAATGTAACTTATAATTCAAGTATTACTTCTCCTTCTACTATCTTTCACGTTGGTTCAAATGTTGGTTCAGCGGCATCTACCTATTTGTTTGATTCAATATCTTCATCTACTCGTATTTATTCAACTTCTTATAATACAACATGGATTCGTATAGGTGGTTCTTCTGAATTTGCTTTAACTGGTTACACACAAAATATAACCACTCAAAGAATAATAAATGCTATTTATAATGGTTCTAATTCAAAAATAAGCATAAACAATGGTGCATATACAACTGGTAATACTGGAACATCTGGTGCGAGTGGATTAACCCTCGGAGCGTCTTATTTAAATGCACTACACGCAAACGCTTATTATCAGGAGCATATAGTTTATCCAAGCAATCAAGAAAGTAATGTTAATAATATTGACACAAACATAAACTCATACTACTCAATATACTAAAAAATAAAATAAATTATGACAGGATATACATATACAACCGAACAAGAGGCAATAACAGCACGTAATCAAGCATCTATTTATAAAAGTTTGCCAAACCATCAAGGAGATACACTTTATTGGGTTAATTATAACTATTCTAATTTAGATTCAATATACTATATTAGTTATGTTGATGGGTTAGAAAACGTTTTAGGCACACCGATTGAATTTACAATTACATTACCGACACCATGAAGCGTAAGTTCTACATAGGGCAAATAATAAACAATAAGGTCGTTAAAACAGTATGGAGCGACTCAAGTAATTACATGATAAATTTTACAGATGGAAGTTTTGAAGTCATTAAAAAATAGATGGAACGCACCGACACCAAACTTTTGGAAAAAAGTACAAAGTGTTGGAATAGCAATCGGAGGCATAGGAGCGGTATTAATCGCGCCTCCGTTTAGTTTTGCAATTGCACCTTACATGGTTGCAGTTGGTTCAGTAGCAGGAGTATTATCACAACTTACAGTAGATGAGCAACGTTAAGAACTATACAGATAAACAAATACTCGACAGAGTTAAGAGTTTAAAGTCCTTTAAATCTATTCCTGGTGGTTATTGGATAGTAGGAGTTAGAAGCAATGAGGACGCACCAAACAAGTACGATGATAAGTTTTACCTATTCAATGGTGAGCAATTTGTTAAGGTTGTTACAGGTACAACTAACCCAGGCACACCAATATTACAAGGTGGGTTTTTAAAGTATAACAAAGTAGGTGCTGCGGTTGTTAAGTCAAACGAATGGTATTACGATGTATGGAAGTTCGGACTACACCAAGGTAAGATGCCAGCATTACGTCAAGTTGGTAACTTCATTGTTTACCGTGACGGAGATAAAGATGGTAAGAGTGAGGAAATCGGAATGCCTATTAAAGGGAGTGGTTACGGAATAAACTTTCATAGCATCTCAAATGATTTATCTGTAAAAAAGATTGGTGAAAACATTGGTGGTTATTCAGCAGGCTGTCAAGTATGCAATAATGTAGAACAATACAGAATGATAATTAACATGGTTAAAAATCAAACTCGTGTTACATATTGTTTATTGGAGGAATTTTAGTATCTTTATAATGTGTTTTGTAGCGGTTTAGAAATAAATCGCTTTTTTTTTGCTTAAAAGTTTGCGTATTAATAATAAATGTTTAAATTTGTAACATAATTAAAAACATAAACACAATGAAAACAGGATTATCAAGGTCAGCAGAAATGAGAGCAGTAGATTACATTATCGAAGGTATGGAACCTTTACAAGCTGTTAAACAAGCAATTTTAGATGAAAATAAATTAATTGCTGAAATGCTTGAGCAAAGAACTGAAAGAAGTCAAAAAGCTTTAAAGCAAATAACAAAAAATGTTTACGGACTATCAAATATTTTTAACTAATTAAAACAGGGGTGCGACTGTAACGCACATTAATTATGAATGAAGAAAATAAAGCTATCGAATTAATAGAAAAATTCAGCACAAAAAGAGATGCATTATTAGCTATTGATATGATGATGACGATGTACATAGCTTTAAAAGGTTTTAAAGATGATGTAAATATATTTTACTGGGAAGGTGTTAAACAAAAAATAATTGAATTATGAAAATAATAGATAAAAGAACAGGTGTTGATGTAATTCAATGTGAAGATATAGAAGTTTTAAGAAACATATTAATTAATTCATCATATAATAATTTTAACATAATGGAAGAATATGGCTTTTTTTTAATTCAATGTTATAAGAAAGGATTACCATTATTAACAGCGCAAGAATGGTTAAAAATAAAAAATGACTAAACACATGAAAACAGCAGAATTAATTGAAAGTCAAATTACCGAAATACGTGAGAAAATGGGGTATGGTAACAGTTTCTACAAAATCACTTATTCGGAGGAGCTTGTAACCGAAGCGCAAAAGGTTGTAGGAGAAAATTATTTATTCATCTTAAAAATCATGGGTCATGAGAAATGCTAAAAAATTATTATACGTATTGGTTTGTATTATCATTGTAGGTTTTGTGAATCAGTATTGGAACGCATCCACAGCAGTTTGGATTGGATTTGGTTTATTAGGTTGTTATTTAATAGGTAGAAGTTATGAAGAAGTTAATTAGAAAAATATTCAAAGTAGACACGTTAATTATTCCCTCAGACGTTGAGTTTGTAAGTCTTGACAGCGATAGTGTATACGCATCATTTGAAGACCTTAGAGAACGTCTTTACATACAAGAAGGATTAGTTTATGATGAAATAGGAGACCGCATCTGCACAACAATGGAGTTAGAGCAGTTTGATGAGTTTGCAGAACTAAATAAGTGTATTACGTGTGGCGGTAGCGGTGAATATTACGTTACCGATTACGACCAAGACGCACCGTTTCAAAACATTTTAATAAACTGTTATTGTGAGAAACCCTTCGAACTATGAATACATTTACGAGCGTGTCCGTAATATGTTAGAGTCCGGTTGGATTCAGCTTGACATCGCAAAACATTTAAATTTACCCGTTTCAGTTGTTGGTCACGCAATAGCGAAATGGGAAGGAAAAAAGTATATAACAAGCCTATATTTTGGCTACAAAAACGAAGCATACAATGAAGAAGATTACATTTATAAAACCCCTACTTATGACGAGCTTTCTGATGATGAGCAAGCTATCTATCGGTCAATTGAGTTTACAGCAAATCAAGGACAAAGGGATAAAACATCCTGAGATTGTTTACGCACAATACCGCTTAGAAACAGGTAATGGGAATAGCAGAGCATTTCGAGAGTACAACAATGCGTTCGGATTCACGTTAAAAGGCAAATTAATGCGATTTAAGAACGTTTCAGAGTGCGTAGAGTATTACAAGACGTGGCAGGATAAAAGATACGTTAAAGGCGATTATTACGTATTCCTACAAAAAATAGGATACGCAGAAGAAGAAGGATATATTCAACTATTAAAACAATTTTAAAATGAAATCAGCAGTAGATTTTTTATGGGACGAATTAGAATGTCTTATCCCCGCAGAATGTCAAGAAGCTTATGTAAGAGCTAAAAAAATGGAAGCAAAAGATTGGGTTGTACATTATTTATTCATAAATAAAGTATCAGGTGTAATTGGAGCTGAAAAAACAATAGATTTATTAAAAGAAACATTAAACGAAACAAAATGAAAAAGATAATTATAGCAGTAGCAACATTATTAACAACAGTTGCACATTCTCAATGCGATGTTAAAGTAAAAACAGATTCTTACACGCAGGAGCAAAAGATTGAAACAGGTTTCATAAAGTTTAATGGAGGTACATTTAAACTCCATAACATAAACGGAGCAGTAGTAGTGTATCTAAGTTTAAATACTACAACCTATCAAATAATCGATAAAGACGAAATAATATATTTCAAGTTGGAAGATGGTAAAATAGTGAAAATTGCTAACACGTTAACAAGCTACGGAGATTACTCAGCTTACACAGGGTTCTACAATTCATTCATGTTTTCAATAACAGATGAGATAATTTTAGACGCATTTAAAAACAGTAAGATAATTGGGATCAAGTGTTACGTCAATGAATATGACATAAACATAGGAAACCGACTAAAGGACAATTTTAATTGCATATCGAAATAACCAACTAAACCGACCTAACAAGTCGGTTTTTTTATGTGTAACATGTCACTGTAACATTTAGGGTTACACACTGAAAAATAAAAAATATTAAATAAAATTTTTAAAAATTGAAAAAACAAAGGTAACATGTAACCTTAGCCTTAAACCCCCATAAACACTGAAAAGTAGTGTAACATTTTAGGTGACACTCGGAATGTAACATAGGGTAAAATGTAACACTATTTGCTTTAATGTAATTTATTATTTAGAACGATTATAAATTAACATTATTTTTTACCATAAGTGTATTTAGTTAAAGTAAATTATTATATTTGCAATGTGTTAGGTCGGAAACCATATTAAACACAAAGGACATTTGCCCATCAACTTGTAGAAATTCCGACCTCTGCATTTTGATGGGCTTTTTTATTAATTAAAAATTTAACTAACAAAAAAAGGATTATGGAAAAGTTTAAAGAAAGAAAAGGGGAATTACAAAGGCTTATGATTAACGTAGATAATCTGAAAGTTAATCCTGTAGGTGAAAGTCTTGGAGAAATTAATCTGAAAGACACTTTTGATTTTAATGATGAAGTACTGAAGGTTATTAAAATATCCAAAAATGATTGGTTAGATTTAGAGTATATATTTGTAACAACAATTTAATATTATGAAAAAAGAATACATTAAAAAATGGGTAGAAAATGCCCTTACAAGAACTAAAAACGTTAATTCAAATGCTCCAGGTTCTTATAGTTTAAAACATATTTGCGAGAGTTCAATTGGTGTTTACGTTTCTAATCAAGAAATAATTGACGTAATGACTGAATTAGGATTTGAAAAAAGAAAATATGGTGTTAACTATGACTTTAACATTTCTAAAATAGTAAATAAAGTTGTCTTTAAAAATAAACTTGCTGAAACATATGAAGATATTTATAGAGTATATCACAAAAGAAGTAAAACCATAGAGCTATGATTAAAGAATATTTGAAAAAACTTTCTTCAATTGGTTTTAGTATTATTCCTTGTGATGAAGATAAAAGACCAATAGGAACTTGGAAGGATTACCAAACATCTAAAAGAGATACAGAACAAATAGAACTTTTAAATTGCCCTAAATACGGACTTGTAACAGGTTTTAATGATTTAGAGGTTATAGATATAGATTTAAAAGTTTTACATACTGTAACAGAAAAAAAAGAGTGGTGGGATGAATACCTTGCATTCCTTTGTGATAATATAGAGGACTTTATGGATAAGGTAGTAATATCTAAAACTCAAAAAGGTGGTTATCATATTCTTTACAAGTCTAAAACAATTGTTGGAAATACCAAAATAGCAAAGCTTGAAGGTATGACAGAGGCAATAATTGAAACAAGGGGTACAGGTGGGTTTGTTATCATATACGATAACTTTCTAACTGAAAAAGAATATCACCAAATAGATTATATCACTGAAGAGGAGAGAGATATTATTTGGTCAATTTCTAAAACTTATGATTATAAAGACCCGAAAACAATAGAGCTACCTAAAAAGTCTGAATACATTATAAAAAATGAAATCACACCGTGGGAGGATTATAATAATAAACATTCAGTATTTGATATTATTGATGATGAATTTACAATAGTTAGAAATACACAAAACTCGTATGTAATTAAAAGACACGGGGCAACAAGTCCACATTCAGGATATGTATTTAAAAATACAGGGTGTTTATTTCTATTTTCAACAGGGACAATGTACCCAAATGAAAAGTTGTTAAGTCCATTTAATTTATATACTATCAAGTATCATAATGGAGACTATACAGAGTCAGCAAGTGAGCTATATAAAAAAGGTTATGGAAGTAGAATAGTAAAAGAAGTTGAATCTATAAGAAAAGAGGTTGTAATAAATCAAGAAGATTTAACTTTTCCTTTGGATATTTATCCTGATAACATTAAAAACTATTTGTTAGAATGTAACAGAACGTTAAACAGTTCAATAGATTATATGGGTTGTGCGTTTATGTGGGTTCTTTCTGTTATTATTGGAAATTCTATGAAAGTACAAGTAAAAACAGGTTGGATTGAATCTGTTAATTTATGGTTAGCTTTAGTGGGTAAACCTGGGGTTGGTAAAACACCAAATATTGAAAACGTTATTTTTCCATTACACAAAGCGAATAGTAATGAGATAAAGAACTATATTAAAAAAATGACTGCCTTTGAAAAATATCAAGAATTAGATAAAAAAGAAAAGGAACGTGTTGAAGAACAAAAACAACCTAAAAAAACACAATTTATAGCAAACGATATTACACTTGAAGCCCTTATTGATTTACATTCAGAAAATAAAAACTCTATTGGTGTGTTTAAAGATGAGTTGTCAGGTTGGTTAAAAGATATGAATAAATATCGAGCAGGTTCTGATTTAGAGTTTTGGTTGTCTACATGGTCAAACAAGGGGGTTTCACTTAACAGAAGAACATCAAAAAATGCTTTTATTGAAAGTCCTATTATCCCAGTTTTAGGAGGTATACAGCCAGGGATTTTAAATGGTTTTTTCAGCGCTGAGAATAAGGATAATGGATTTGTAGACAGGATGCTAACTTGTTACCCAGACGTGAAGATTGAAGAATTTAGCGATGCTGAAATGGATGAAGAGGTACACGAATGGTATAACAGCTATATTTTAAATTTTTACGATAAGATAAAAAAAGAATATTTGCTAAAAGATGCAGACGATGAAATAATTTCACATGTTGCATTATTAAGTCCTGAAGCTAAAAGTGAGTATATAAGAATCGATAAAGAAATTACAACTATTCAAAATTCAGATGTTGAAAATGAATATATGAAAAGTATGTTGCCTAAACAAAAATCATATATACCAAGGTTTGCATTAATGTTAAATGTTTTATACGCACACGAGGGAACATCAAAAAGTATGTTTGTAATATCAAAGGAGTCAATGTTAGCTGCTGAGAAATTAAGTAAATACTTTATTAATATGGCTAAAAAGATTAAAATTGATAGTGTTGAAGTAGGAGAATTAAAACAAGTTATTACTAACAATAAAACGAAATCTAAAAAAGAGACGGTTATAGAAGCTTATAAATTAAACCCAGACTTTAATAAAAAAGAATTAGCTGAATTATTGGGTGTAAGTAGAAAAACTATTTATGAATGGATTAAAAAATTAGACGAATGATTTTAAGAGATTACCAAACTGAGATATCGCAAAAAGCGTGCGGTATTCTCAAAGAAAAGAAAATAGTTTACCTAATGATGGAGCCACGCTGCGGTAAAACTTTAACGTCTTTAGAAACAGCTAAACTATACGGAGCTAACAACGTTCTATTCCTAACTAAAAAGAAAGCTATAAGCTCGATTGAAAGCGATTACAAGAACTTTGGTTATACGTTCAATCTAACAGTTACAAACGATGAGCAATTAGCTAATATCGAAGGAAACTTCGATTTAATAATCCACGATGAACACCATAGGTTCGGAGCATTTCCGAAACCATCAAAACGAGTAAAAGAATTTAAATTTAAGTATTCACGTGTACCAATGATATTTTTAAGCGGTACACCAGCATCCGAAAGTTATTCTCAAATGTACCACCAGTTTTGGGTTAGTTCTTATTCACCATTCAAAGACGTTAACTTCTACAAGTGGTCAAAAACATTCGTAAATGTGAAACAAAAGAATATGGGATATGCAATGATTAACGACTATTCCGATGCAAAAATTGCAATGATTGACGAAGTAATACAACCGTATATTATTAAGTTTACTCAAGAACAAAGCGGTTTTGAAAGCAAAGTAAAAGAACACGTGATCTATTACCCTACATTATGTAGAAACTTAATTGAACGTTTAGAAAAAGACTTAATTATTGAGGGTAAAGAAAACGTAATATTAGCAGATTCGGGAGCTAAGTTAATGCAGAAAGTTCATCAACTTGAGAATGGAACTATTAAATTTGAGTCGGGTAAATCAATGATCTTAAATACTCGTAAAGCTGAATTTATTAGAGATTACTTTGAGGGTAAGAAGTTAGCAATATTCTACTATTACGTTGAAGAGCTTGAGTTGTTGAAGTTAGTATTTCCTAACTCTACGAGCGATTTAAATGAGTTTAACACAACGGATAAACATTATATTGGACAACAGTACAGTTCCTCTATGGGTATCAATTTAAGTAAGGCACATTGTTTAGTGTTCTACTCGTTTGGATTCTCAGGGACAAATTTTATTCAGTCAATTGACAGATTGACAACGAAAGACCGAAAAGAAAACGATGTGTTTTTTATCTTTGGGAAAGATTCGTTGACCGAAAAGATTTATAAGACAGTTTCACAAAAGAAAAACTTTACACTTAAACAATATGAGCGAACAAGAACTACAAAGTAAATGTATTAAATATGCAAAGTCAAAAGGTTGGATATGTTGTAAAATTGTACGTTGCAATATTAATGGTTGGCCTGATTTATCAATGTATAAGGATGGAAAGGTAGTATTTGTTGAATTTAAAGCGGAACGTGGAGTTCAGTCTCATTTACAACAATACGTTGAAAAGCAATTGATTGACCAAGGCTTCAAATATTATTTAATAAAAAGTTTAGAAAAATTTAAAGAAATACTTGCAGATTAATAATTAATACTTATATTTGTAACATGATTCTTTGACGTATTAGAAAACAAGTTGAGCCTTTGGGCTGGTAGGGGTGCGTAATGCGGCAAGGTGCCAAGTCCTGTAAGGTTGATTAATGGGGGTTCGATTCCCCCTCCCTATCACTAACTAAAACAAAACACAATTATGGCAGGATGTTACGGAAGTGATCCCTATGATAGATACTGGGAAGCACAATTAGACAAATACCTTGATCAAGATGATGATCAAGACGAGAATGAAGAAGAAGAAGAGTAAATAACTAAAACAAAACACACAATGAAAACTACAGCAAACAAATCAGCAAGAACTTACACCATCAGAAAGGATGGTAACAAGTACAGAACAATCAGAATGTCAAAACAAGAGTTTGATAGCGCTTATTATTGGAGCGCGAATGATTGGAATCAGTTTTTAAAAACAGATGAATATTACGTTGTAAAATGAAAACAAATCTAAGAAAATTAGCATTGATCCTTAGAAAGGTAGATGCTTCAAAGTTCTTGTATGTTAGCTCAACAAGACATGATATTGTACTTGGAGCGATGAAACAAGATATATTAATCGACGACTTAAACATTAATTGGGATTCAATTGAGTACGATTTAGAAATGACAATCTTTAAGAAAAACAACGTTAAATTAATTGTATCATGAAAAACTTAATTAAAATACAAGCAGAGTTGAAATGTCCGAAGGGTTCATTCAACGCATTTGGAAAGTACAAGTATAGAAGTGCTGAACAAATATTAGAGTCTTTAAAACCTTTACTTAACAAATATGATTCACTATTGTTAATGTCTGATTCAATAGTTGAGATAGGAAATAAGTTATTCTTAAAGGCAACAGCAACATTTAAACATGAAGGTGAATCTATTGAAGTGTTTGGTTTTGCTGAAATGGGAGAGCATAAAGGGATGAGTTCAGAGCAGACAACAGGTACTGCATCAAGTTACGCTCGTAAGTACGCTTTAAATGGTTTATTCTTAATTGACGAAACAGAATCAGACCCTGGCTCAAAAGCACCAACACCAAAGAAGAAAGAAACAATATCAGACGACAGGTTAGCCGCTGCACTTGAAAAGATTAAGAAAGGTGAGTACACAATGGAAAAGCTAAAAGAGAAATTTGAATTAACACCTAAACAATTAGAGCAATGCTAATCAGATGTTCATCACTTCCGAAAATAATGACAGCCTCACGAAGTAAAAGTGAGGCACTGTCCGAAACAGCAAAGAGCTACATTAAGTCAATTGCTAAACAGGACTACTTCGGATATACTACTGAGTTAAATAATAAGTACGTAACTAAAGGGATACAATGCGAGGAGCAATCGATTGAACTACTTAATGATGTTCTATTCACTAACTACGAAAAGAACGAAGTACGTAAAACAACCAAGCTATTAACAGGAGAATGCGATATCTACACACCTGAGTTAATAATTGACATTAAAACGTCGTGGAGCTTTGATACATTCCCTGCAACACCAAGCGATATTAACATAAAAGATTATGAGTATCAGTTAAGGGGTTACATGTTTTTGTACGATGTAGAACGTGCTGCACTTGCTTACTGCATGGTAAATACACCGAGTGACTTAATTGGGTACGAAAGTGAAGAACTACATAGAGTGCGAGACACACCGATTCAAAGCCTTGTAACGATGTTAACCATTGAACGTGACTATCAACTTGAAGAGGAAATGTTAGAGCGCTCAGCGGCGGCAATTGAATATTATAAAACTTATATAAATGATATCGAAAGAAAACAAAATAAATAGAATAACACGACATTTGACTGCGTGTTACAGGATTCGAGGGTTAAATAAAAATGGTAAGTATGCCCACGAACCACCTAAATACAGATATAAATTTTATAATTGGTTAATAACAAAAGACGATGAATATATAAATAAATGGTATGAGAAAATCGATAATTGACTTTAGTGACATCCCAATAGACGAAATACGGATGCGTTTAAAGTACCAGAAGAAAAAGTATAGTGTAACAGAATGCGTAAAGGAAGCGTTTAGAATAGCAAATAATAAAATAAAAGAAGATGAAAGCAAGTGAGTTAAGGATTGGGAATTATTTATTTGATTCAGTAGAAGACATTGGTGTTATACAAGTAACAGAGATTAAAAACATGGTTGACAATAGAATTGGAAATATGTCTATTTGTTATTATGGAGTAAATGGAGGTTATAGCACAACATCATTAGAGGAAAATTCAAATAATAATGAAATTTACGATTACATGATACAACCAATACTACTAACAAAAGAATGGATGTTGAAGTTAGGTTTTGAAGAAGAAAAATCTGATATACCTACATTTAGTAAAGTTTTCGGTCGTTTTATTGAAGATGATTATGAGCATTGTTTAATTATTAATTTAGATGCATATGAGAATTTTTATACTGTACTTAATGGCATTAAATTAATTTTAAAGCACGTTCACCAATTACAGAATTTGTATTACGCATTAAATGAAGAGGAATTAACAATAAAATAAAACAAATATGAAAAACGAAATGAAATTTAACGGAAAAATTACAAACATTTTAGAAGTGATTGAAGTAGGAGCAAACAAAAAGATTGAGTTTGTAGTGACCGAAACAAGTGGAGAGTACCCTCAAGCGGTGAAGTTTGGTATCTTTGGTACAGAGAAAGTAGACAAGTTCTTGCAGTACAACAAGGTTGACCAAGAGGTTGAAGTGTTATTTAACTTCAAGACCAATGAGTGGCAAGGTAAGTATTTCACGTCAATAGATGCGTGGAGAGTTAATAAAGTACAAACAGAAGAAACACCATTTTAGTTATGTTTAAAGTAGGAGATAAAGTTTACCATCTTTTATATGGTTGGGGAGTTATAAAAGAACATAATAGTGATGAAAATTATTTAAAAATTAAGTTTGAATCTGGTAAGGAATATGGGTTTTTAGAACATTTTTTACTATCATTCACAGAATATACCTTGCAAGGATTCACTCAAGAAAGACCAGTTATATTGCCTGAAGTTGGTGAGTTGTGTTTGGTTAGGGATAATAACGATGAATATTGGAGAGTAGTTAAGTTTAAATTGTTCGATAAAACAAAACTATTACAATTTATAGATATGGATAATGATGGATGGAAACAACTAAAACGAATTAAAATATTAGATTAACATGAAAAAGAAAGACGTTAAGAGCCTTGCTGACTTAAGTGAGGCTAAACGCCAACAGGCGATTGAATATTACCAACACGTAGCACGAGCAATGATGCTTTGCCAATCTGCACTACATTCCTTAGATGATGTAAGCGACAACATGTTTCACAAACACGAAATTAAACGCACTATCAACCAGTTCATCAATGGAGTTGAAAGGTTCGCGAATACGTTTGTAGAGAATAATAATGAGACAATGGCTCAGACCTATTCAAACATTATCAAACAGATTGACGAGTTCAAAGAAAACATTAAAGTTCAGATACAATGATTTCAAGAAACAACAAGAACAGGAATCGTTGGATGATAGCGATAGAGTTTGACATTTGCCGATGGAAGTTTAGAGAGAATCGTGTCGGCGTTATTAACGTAGGTAGATTAATTAGAAAAGCATATTATAACAAATACGATGACAACAATTAAAGAACAAATTGAAGAGTTAAAAGGGATGTTAACGGGTGACATCTTTAAAGATGGAGACATTCAACAAAAAATCTACGACTTGAAAAAGCAACTTAACCCTGAGATAGTAGATAACCCTGAATTAGATGAAGATTTTGGCGAATGTGAAGCATGTGGTAGTTAAATAATTTGTATATTTGTAATGTGGATAGATTAGATTAATTACCTATTCGACAAGGTGCGCGTTACACTTTCCACATTTCATTTAACGCATTAATTTAACGTAAAAAACAATGGAAGAATTTAGAGATGTGCCGGGGTACGAAGGATTGTATCAAGTATCTAATTTAGGTAATGTAAAAAGTTTGCCTAAAGAATGGAGGTCTGGTGAATGTTATCGCAACACTAGACGTCACAACGGTAAAATACTGAAACCAGCTATTAATAGCAATGGGTACTTAACTATCGGTTTTTTTAAAGATGAAAAAAGAAAATCGTTTTCAGTTCACCAACTTGTAGCAATGGCTTTTTTAAATCATACACCTTGTAGATATGATTTAGTTTGCGACCATTTAAACGATATAAAAACAGATAATCGTTTAGAGAACTTACAATTAGTAACAGCTAGATTTAACACTTGTAAGACTCAAGGTAAATATTCATCAAAATACAAAGGTGTTTCATTCAATAAATTAAATAAAAAATGGATATCTTACATAAATATAAATGGAAATAGAAAGCATTTAGGTTATTTCAATTGTGAATTAGCAGCAAGTTTAGCATATCAAAACAAATTAAAAGAGATAATATGAAAGTGGAATTGTTAGATACATTCGGGTCAGACGTTACAGTGTGTGACGTTGCACGTGTATCATTCGATAAAAGAGCTGAACATTACAGCACTGAACAAAACAATAGGTTAATATCCTATTTAGCAAAGCATAATCATTGGTCACCTTTTAGTCATCCAAAGGTAGTTTTTAGATTACAAATACCAATATACACTGAACGTCAATTAGTTAAAACTCAAGCAGGTGTTGAATATAATTCTATAAGCGGTAGATATTGTGATTTTTCCGATACTTATAGCTTAATCAGTGAGTGGAGAACACAATCTAAAGACAGTAAACAAGGTAGTGCAGACCCTTTGGATTTCTATGGTCAAGAAGCTTGCAATGTTATTGAATATGAAGTCAAAGAGTTTTGTCAAAATGCTTATAAGAAACTAATTGATTTAGGCGTAAGCAAAGAACAAGCACGAACAATACTACCTTTGAATCTTAACACAACGATGATTTGGACAGGCAGTTTATATTCATTCATTCGATTATGTAAGCAACGTTTAAAGTCAGACGCACAACAAGAAACACGTGAAGTTGTTTCCGAAATGTTACGACTATTAAAAGAAAACGGTAACTTTGCAGAGTCATTAAAAGCATTTGGTTTATAACGTTTTGCAACTATACGCACCTAAACAAATTGCGTTTTTGCGTATAGATGATGTTATAAGAGGTTTTAATTTAAATACAATACAATGATAATAAGTTTAATAAATGAATGTGTTAAAGTAAAAGAAACACAACAAGAAGTGGCTAATAGTATAAGTGAAGCAATTGTAAGCGGTAATGTTTTTATATGTTTAACATATATTGTCGAATTAAAATCATTTGATGGAACTTCAGATTTTATATATGAAAAATCTTATATAAACATTAATCACATAATCCGTTTCTAACCTCTTATAACACGCAATGCGTATATTAATTATAAATTATTAAATTAGAATTATGAAAGGGTATTACATAAGCTACGGTCAAGTACAAGGAAGAATTATTAAAACAGATTGCGATTTAGATACCCTAGTGCTAACCATTGCAGCAAATCAAGAATGGATAGGCTTTGTAGGGCATTCAGGTAAAATGTTTTATGTGAAAGGAAGTGAAATTTATAGTGTTGAACCAGTATGAAGTTAAGATGTATTGAAAAACACTTTGCTAATGTTACTTTTGGTAAGGTTTACGATGTGATTAAAAAAGATAATAGCTATATTTGGATTATGAATGACAAAGGGCAGGAACATCAATTCGACACTATTGAAAATTACTTTGAAGTTGTTACCGATAACGCACCGAGCTATTACAATAATGAGAAAGGTAGCTTGTATAAGTTTGCAGAAGACCATGACCTAAACGCATACGAATTTGACCAAATAAAAAGGATTGTAAGATGCAGAAAGAAAGGTAACTTTGTACAGGATTTAGAAAAGACAAAGTTTTTAATTGATTTATATTTAAAAGAATGGAACGAGAAATAATAAATTGGGCTAAGGCTCGCAACTTAGACAACCCAGACAATAAGTTTCAACAACTCGCAAAGGTTGTGGAGGAAATCGGAGAGACATCAGCAGCAATATTAAAGAAAGATATAGCAGCTACAATCGATGGATTAGGTGATACTTACATCACACTTGTTATATTAGCAAATCAAATGGGCTACTCATTAGAAGATTGTGCAAAACGTGCCTTCAAAGTTATTGAATACCGAAAAGGTAAAACCGAAAACGGAACATTTATCAAAGAATAGTTTACTACCCTTGCAGCGATTGTTGTAAGGGTATTTTTGTTTATACACATGGATTTAAAAGAAGTAGCGCAGTATCACGATGAATGGGTACGAATAGTTAAAAGGTTTGGAGCTAAGACAGAAGCAGAGGACATCGTTCAAGATATGTACATACGTTTCCACAAATACGGTAAAGGCCAAGTAATAACAAAGTCATTCATTTGGATTATGCTACGTAACATATTCTTTGACTATTGCAAACGAGAGATATCAATGGTAGACATTGACCTACTTGTTGACCTATCGGAAGATGAAAACAACAAAACATACGAAATAGAGTTATACTATCAGAGTGTTGAAAACGAAATAAAAAAATGGGAGTGGTTTGACCAACAATTATTTTTATTATATTTACGAAGCGGAAAGTCAATGCGTGAACTTGAAAAGGAAACTAAAATAAGTCTGACTTCTATTTTTCACACTATTAAAAAATGTAAAAGAAAACTAAAAATATGGCAAAAAGAGTATCAAAAGGATTTGGCGATACAGTAGCTAAATTCACAGAGGCAACAGGAATAGATAAGGTTGTTAATTTCATTGCTGGAGAAGATTGTGGTTGCAAAGAAAGACAAGCAAAACTTAATAAACTATTCCCTTACAAAACACCAGAGTGTCTTACAGAAGAAGAACACGAAACACTTACTAACTTACTTCCAAGAATGAACGTTAAGGTTAGACCATCAGACCAAATACTATTCTTAAAAGTTTACAATAGAGTTTTTAAAACAAACGAGCAACCTACTTCATGTGCTTCTTGTCTTAACGAAATGTTACGTAAGATGAAACAAGTGTACAATGCTTATGAAGATAAAGGAGCTTTATTAGGATGATTACAATAGCGAAGTTTGTTGGATTTATAACATTAGGTAGTTTGATTTTTTGGACTGCCTATTTTTATTTAATAGATAATGGGGAAAAATAAATACATAGAAACACCCGAGAAATTATTAGACCTTTGGGATGAATATAAAGCACACGTAAAAGGGAATCCAAGGCTAATTTATCAATTAGACAGAAACGGAAGTTTAGTTCCTGTACCTCACGAAATACCTCTAACACAACAAAGATTTGAGGTATATGTTAAGCAGAAATATGGATGGACAATAGGACAGTATTTCGATAATCAAGATAAATTATATAATGATTATATTGCCATCTGTTCGCATATAAGGATGGAAAGGCAAGCAGACCAAATAGAAGGGGGAATGGTAGGACAATATAATGCGTCTATTACTCAGAGACTTAACGGACTTACAGAGAAGCAAGAAACAACAATAATATCTGAACAACCTTTATTTCCTGATTAATGTTTGTAAGAACAACAGTTATAAATAAAATTAAGGGCTTAACTAAATTTGTTAAGGGTATTCAAGGTGGGACATCAGCGGGGAAGACTTTTGGTGTCCTTCCTGTTTTGATTGATATAGCTGCTAAGAATCCATTGACTGAGATTTCAATTGTTGCTGAAAGTATACCACATTTGAAACGTGGAGCAATGAAAGATTTTAAAAAAATAATGATTGAAACAGGACGTTTTGTAGATGCTCGATGGAACGCAACAGATTTCAAATACAACTTTGCGAATGGATCACAAATAGAGTTCTTCAGTGCTGATAACGATGCTAAGTTAAGAGGTGCGAGACGTGACTATTTATACATGAATGAAGCTAACAACATGACATTTCATGCTTACACTGAATTAGCATCAAGAACAAAGAAAGGTGTGTACTTAGATTGGAATCCTGTTAATGAGTTTTGGTTTCATTCAGAGTTGCAAAATGATAGTGACGTTGATTTTATTACGGTAACTTATAAAGACAATGAAGCATGTCCAGAAAGTGCGTTAAACTTCATCTTAAAGGCAAAAGAAAAAGCTAATACATCAAGCTATTGGCAGAATTGGTATAATGTTTATGGGTTAGGTCAAATAGGGAATTTAGAAGGTGTCATATTCAATAATTGGAAAACAATAGATACTATTCCAAACGATGCAAGGCTACTTGGTTATGGTGTCGATTTTGGCTATACGAACGACCCTACTGCAATAGTAGAAGTATACAAGTACAATGACCAAAGGATATTAAATGAGATATGCTATAACAAAGGATTAAGCAATTCGCAAATCGCAAAGTATATCAATACAAAATTACCTTGTTATTGTGATTCAGCAGAGCCAAAATCAATAGCAGAGTTAAGAATGTACGGTGTGAATGCGTACGGTGTTACCAAAGGTTCTGACAGTATTAATTTTGGTATACAAATAATGCAAGAAGAAAGTTATTTAGTAACAAGTAAATCACTAAATTTGGTGAATGAATTACGTAAGTATGCGTGGGACAAAGATAAGAAAACAGGCGCTAAATTGAATAAGCCAATAGACTCGTTCAATCACATAATTGATAGTGCGAGATATCACGAAATGGAAACAATAGGGTTAAAACGAAACAGAGGTAAATATGGAATTAGGTGAGAGAATGTTAAAAGAAAACGATTCTACATTTGTATGGTAAGTGTATGAAGGAAACATTTACGAATACAAAACCGCATTAAAAAATATTGAAGATTTAATAATTCATTTAAATAACGTTAAAGAAAAAGGATTCACTCATGTCAATACAGAAATGATAGGAATTCGGTTTTTAACTAAAAGCGAAGTATTATTGGAAGAAATAGATTATTTGAATAATAGAGTTGAACAATTAAAAAAAGAATTAGATGGAATTAGGTAAGAGTTTAAAACAAATGATTAATGAAAGCAGTGTTAAAGTTGTAGATGCTTACAAGGACGAATACGGAGACAATTGGAAGTTTCAATGTGTTGAGTCAATCGACAATGAAGTTGCGAAAGCAGAAGCATCATTAAAGTATTGGAAAGGTGTAAGAGCTAAAGTAATGGTGGCTAAATGAAAGTAGAAATAGATATTCCTTCCAACCTATCCGAGATAAGTTTAGATAGGTATCAGAAGTACATGCTTACTTTGAACAACTCAGACGATAAAGAGTTTGTATTTCAGAAAATGATTGAAATATTTTGCGGTCTTGAATTAAAAGAAGTTGTTAAGATGAAAGCATCAACGGTAATCGAGTTGGTGCAACACTTTAATAAAATCTTTAACGAAAAGACTGCCTTCAAACATAGATTTAAATTAAATGATGTGGAGTTTGGATTTATACCAGACATTGAAGAAATAAGTTGGGGAGAGTACATCGATATTGAAGCAAACATTGGTGACTTTCAAAATATACACAAAGCTTTAGCTGTTATGTACAGACCGATTGTAAAAGACGTTAAAGGCAAATATGAAATAGAGCCTTACAAGGGTGATTTAAGTTACTCAGAGGTGTTAAAATACGCGCCGCTGGATGTTGTACTTCCTGCCTCTGTTTTTTTTTGGACTTTAGGAATAGAATTAATAAGCAGTACTCTGTACTCTTTGGAGAAAATGAAGAACAAAACCCATATTCAGAGAATGTTCAATTCTCAAAACAATGGGGATGGTATAGCTCAATCTATCATGTCGCTCAAGGAGACGTTAGAAGATTTGACGAAGTTACAGCGTTGGGACTTCATCAATGTTTGACATTTTTAACGTTCGAACAACAAAAAAGTAGAATTGAAGTTAATCAATTAAAGAAGTCACATGAAAAACTACTATAACCTATCTACTTTATTACACGATTCTATACTTGCAGACCCTTTAGTGAATCGAGTAACGAAAGGAAGTTTGGATAAAATCACAAATGCTAAACAAGACATGTACCCATTGTGTCACATTATCTTTAACGACGTAGCATTTAGAGGTAATACAACGGTGTATAACATATCTTTGGTTATGATGTCAATAGTTGATGTTAGCAAAGACGATGTAGTTGATATATTCAAGGGTAACGATAATGAAGACGATGTTTTAAATACTACTTTAAGCATACTAAATAGAATATTTGAGAGGGTAAGAAGAGGTGATATTAGTAATTTAGGTTACGAAGTGTTAGACGACACTGCAAGTTGCGAGCCTTTTGTTGACAGATTTACCGATGCGGTTGCCGGTTGGACTATGACATTCGACATATTAGCACCTAACGAAATGACAATATGTTAAGCGATTTAAGGGAGTCAGGCTTACAAGCTGCATTGGATAAGTTCAAAGCCTCGGTAATTAAACAGGCTCGTACAAACTTAACGAAAGGACGTGCGCCTTTTGGGAGCCACAACAACACCAGGAAGCTTTACAACTCACTTAAAGGTGAAGCGAAAGTTTATGCTAAAGGTTACTTCTTGAACTTTCAGATGGAGGAGTACGGTAACTATCAAGATAAAGGGGTAAGGGGTAAACGTTCAAACACACGTGCGCCTAAGTCACCATACAAGTTCGGGAGCGGAACTGGAGCAAAAGGAGGGTTGACGGAAGGAATACAAAGATGGGTTAAGGCACGTAAGTTTCAGTTCAAAGATAAGAAAGGTAAGTTTATGAGTTACGATTCAACTGCATGGATAATCACACGTTCAATTTATGCGAAAGGTATAAGACCGACTTTGTTTTTTACTAAGCCATTTGAAGCAGCTTACAAACGTTTACCTCAAGAATTAGTCAACGATTTAAAAATAGATTTAGAGAAAATATTTAACTACTCAATTAAACAACCGAAATGATTAGAGCAAGGTCACCGTATATAGTAGAGATAAACGAGTTTGGGCAAACAACAACAAAGTTAGAACTTTCTTTAAGTGTAACGCCTACATTTTCAGGTGTTCAATACACACTAAGTAAAGCAATACCAAGTTCAAACGAGCCTGCAACCTATTACGATATTTCTCCATTTATTCGTGAGTATTTCGACCATAACAACTATTTAGATATTACTTCGCTAACATCTACTTCTTTAAATGAAGATAAAGTTTATGTAAGGTATAAACGTTATGCAGATGGTGTGTTGATTGATACAATAGATGAGATAGCAACGGACGGTTATAGTGATTTTGCTGACGGTATTAATTATAATGGAGGGGATTATTTGTTAGACCAAAAGACTTACTACTTCCATAGTGGCTCAAACCCTGGTATGATATTGTCTTACGTTCAAACAGGGGATAAGGTTAGATGGACTGATGAGTTAGGAGCTACATATTTAAGTTCATCACTTACTCAAGGGTTTTATTATTTTCCACGTGCGTATAGTAGTCTATTTACAGAGCCTTGGATTGTTGAGGTAATAAATAGTTCAAATGTAGTTCAAGCTACATGGACGTTTAAGCCTGTTGAAGAATGTTTGTACACACCTGTAAAGGTTGACTTCATAAATAAACACGGTGCGTTCCAACGTGAGTTTTTCTTTAAGGCTTCAAACGATAATATCGAAGTGACTAACAAAGACTATAACTTAATGCAACCGTATGATTATAGCTTAACAGGAGGTCAAAGAACAACGTATAACCAAAATGGAATACAAACTATAAAGGTTAATAGCGGATGGGTAGAAGAGGATTTTAAAGACAACTTAAAACAATTGATGCTTAGTGAAAAAGTGTTAGTAGATGGTAAGCCTGCTATCCTTAAAACTAAATCTATTGAACTAAACAAGTCTATAAATACAAAGCAGATTAATTATGTTTTAGAATTTGAATTTGCGTATGATTTAATTAATAGTGTTGTATAATGAGAAAGGTTGATATATATATTGAAGTTACTGCCGATAACTATGAAAAGTTAGAGTTATTTAACGATGAGGAAATACAGATTAATAGTTCAATTCAAAATGTTCAAGACCTTGCAAAGGTTTACACTGACTTCACTCAGTCGTTTACTATTCCTGCATCACCACGTAATAATAGATTGTTTGAACACTTTTATCAGTCGGACGTTGATGCGGATAACAACCCTAACATTAAGCGCAACGCATTTATAGAGATAGGTACGATACCATTTAGGAGTGGGAAGATATCAATCGAGAGTTCAAACGTAGTTAAAGGACGTGTAGAAAGCTATTCAATAACGTTTTACGGTGATTTAACGAGCTTAAAAGATAAGTTTGGGGATAATACATTGAAGGATTTAAACCTTAGTAGCTATGGACATACTTATAATGGTTCAGAAGTAAGAACAAGATTGACATCTGCAACAAGTTATGATATTCGTTACCCTTTGATTTCATCGAGTAGACTTTGGAGTTATGGTGATGGTTCAAATACTGATATAAGCAATACAAATTATCCTATTGTTTACGATGAATTATTTCCATCTTTACGTATTAAGAAAATATTTGAAACAATACAAACAAAATACGGTGTAACATTTAATTCAAATTTCTTTAATCAGAAGTTATTTACAGAATTATTTTTATTGCTTAAAAACAAAAAATCATTTAAAGAGGTTTTCTCAGTTGAGTTAGATTTTGTTAGTGGGACTCAAGTAAGTAGTACGGCAACTTACAATTTAACCAATAATACAATGGTTAAAGTTTCTGGACAGTTTACTATTAAGATAACTCATTCAACAGTTGAAAGGTATTTTTTAGATGTTTATTTGGATGGTAAATTTGTAAATACATTTGCTGCATACACATCAGTAGGCACGGGGGGTGTTCCTGACCAATTTCCGTTGGCTAATAGCACAGGAAATTATACATTTAGATTACGTTCAAACGTTCCATTAACAAGCGCGTCGCCTTTAATTGTAGTTTTAGGGGGCGGAAGTATTTCCACAAATACATATATAACGTGCGCTAATGTTACAACTACAAACTTTTTAAATCCTACTGACCATGTACCTGACATTAAGATAGCTGATTTTTTAAGTGGAATATTTAAAATGTTTAATCTAACATGTTATGCTACTTCGGTAGGTAACTTTCAAGTTGAACCTTTGGATGATTGGTACACAAAAGGGGCGGTTATTGATGTTACTGAGTATATAGACACGGACGAAATAACAATAGAACGCCACAAGCTTTACAAAGAAATATCTTTTAATTACGAAAAGTCAGAAAGTTTTATCAATAAAGAATATGATTCAAGATTTGCGCGTGAATTTGGAAGTGTAAAAGAATCGTTTCCAAATTATGATGGTGGTGAATATAAAATAGATGTTCCATTTGAAAACATTTCGTTTACAAAAGAAGATATAACAAACGGTTTAGAGCCTCCAAGGGCCTTTATATTAGATACAATAAACTCAGTTGAAAGCTATGACAATAAGCCTATACTTTTGTATTTAGATGCTTTAAAAACAGGTGTTAATTTTTGGTTTAGTACAGGTGATACGGTAACACAAAGGACTCAATATATGCCTTTGACAAATCAGTTGACATATAACAATGCTTTATATTCTAATCACTTTTCAGTAGAGGGTAGTGCGTTTAATGGAACATCAATAAACAACTCATTGTATTTAAATTATTACGATAGCTACTTGCAAAACTTATTTAATCCTAAAAACAGACTAACCAACGTTAAGGCGCTATTCCCTATTTCATTACTTACAAGTTTAAAGCTAAATGATAGGTTAATAATTAGAGACAAACGTTACATTATTAATGAGATGAAGGTAAACCTTACAAGCGGTGAAGTTGATTTGTCATTAATCAATGATTTTAGGCCAGTAGCTAATATTAATATTCCTGTGCAACCTGCTGCAGGTGGAAATGTTGAAATTCCAATTTTCACGTTAAATGGAGTTGCTAATATGACGGTAAATAATGCAGATTATTACGATTACACATCAGACCAATTAATAACATACACGGTAACAGCAAATGTAACAGGACTTCCAAGAACTTTTTATTTTGAACGAAACGGAGAATTTTACACAATAATTTATCAAGATGCTTAATACTATCATTCAACTATTGAAGTCGGGTGACTTCTACGGTCAAAGCGAAATTATCGACATCGCTAAAGGCAAATATAAACTTACTAATTCTATTCGTGAAAGCTACAAACAAGCCAAACGTGAGTTATACTTAAAACAAGCTACAAATGGCAGAAAAGAAAATAATTGAATTAGAGGTAAAGAATAATTTAGGCTCGCTTAAATCACAGCTTAGAGAGGCACAGGCGGAGGTTGCTAAGTTATCGGAGCAGTTTGGGGTAACATCTAAAGAGGCAGCTAATGCAGCGAAAAGAGCAGCGGAACTAAAAGACCAAATTGAAGATGCGAAAGCCTTAACGGATGCCTTTAACCCTGATGCGAAATTTAAAGCTTTATCCTCATCGTTGGGAGGTGTTGCGAGTGGTTTCGCTGCTTATCAAGGAGCTTTAGGCTTAGTTGGTGTTGAGAGTAAGAAAGTAGAAGAGCAACTTTTGAAAGTTCAAAGCGCAATGGCTTTAGCTGAAGGCTTACAAGCTTTAGGAGGTGCAAAGGATTCATTTATTCAATTAGCTTCGGTTGTTAAAAACCAAGTTGTAGCAGCATTTGCTACGTTAAAAGGTGCGTTAATTGCTACTGGAATAGGGGCTTTAGTGGTTACTATTGGTTTTTTGTTACCTAAAATAATGGAATGGATTGACGGTACTAAGGAATTAGAGCGTCGACAAAATGCTTTGAATAGTGAAATTGATAAAGCTAACATAAAATATCAAAGAAATACAGAACAAATAGATAAAAATACAGCTGCTGAGTTACGTTTAGCACGTGCAAGAGGTGCGAGTGAACAAGAATTATTGAACATTGAGAAAAAAGGTAATAAAGAACGTGTAGAAGTACAGAAAAGAACGGTTGCAGAGCTTGATAAATTGCTTAAAGACAAGCGAAATATGTATATCGAGGCTTATGTGGATGAAGATTGGGACAGGGCAAAGGCTTTAAATAAAGAGTACAAGGACTTGCAAGCGCAAAGAAATGCTATTTTAAAGGCTAAAAAAGACCAAAACGATGAGTTAGAGTTAAAACAAGAAGAGCTTAACATATCCACACTAACAAAACAAAAAGAAAGCTTTAAAGAAACTCATAAAGATTTAAAGGAAAACTTACAAAAAGAAGTTGAAACCTATGAAGAGTATTTTAATAAACGTTTAAAATTTCAAGAAGATACTGAAGCATTAAGGTTAAAACCTAAAATGTTAGAGGATGACCCAAATTCGACAACTGCAAAAGCGATTTCTGATGCTGATGAGTTGATGAAAATACAAATTGATTCTGATGAAAAGAAATTAGCGCAACTACAAAAGACAAAGGAAGAAGAGAAAGCAATTGAGGAAGATGCCAAGAACACAAAGATAAGAATGGCTTATGATTCCTTTAGTGTTATTCAAGGTGTTGCTGACTTATTCGCTCAAGGTAATGAAGAAGACCAAAAGAAAGCTTTTCAATTAAACAAAGCGGTAAATATAGGTCAGGCAATTATGAACACTGCACAAGGTGTGACTGCTGCATTAAGTGGAGGTGGCAACCTTGGTAAAGTGGCAACGGGTTTGAACTTTGTTGAAGCTGGTTTAATCGGTACAATTGGAGCTTTGAATATCGCAAAGATAGCTAACACACAATTTCAAGGTGGCAACAACGCAGGAGGAGGCAACACACCAATAGCAAGCGCACCACGTACACCGAGCTTTGACATTATCCAAGCGCAGCCACAAATGCAATTAGGAGCATTGCAACAACAACCAATTAAAGCTTATGTAGTAAGTGGTGAAGTATCGACAGCGCAAGCTTTAGACCGTAATAGAGTAAGAAATGCAACATTTTAATCAATTCTAAGTTATAAAGATATGCAGAATATAGAGCTAACAATTAAGGACGATGAACAAGGGGTTTTCGCAATTTCATTAGTCGACAGGCCTGCCATAGAAGAAACGTTTATTTTCTTAAGTGAAATTAGTGTTGAGTTACAAGTTGCCAACGATGAAAAGAGGGAAGTTGTTGGACTTGCATTAGTACCACATAAACAGATATTAAGACGTATTAAAGACAAAGAGTTTACTATTTCATTTAGTGAAGAAACTATCGCAAAGGTTCAAGAACTTTATCTTAAAAAGAATTATAACAATAACGTAACGGTAGACCATGATCATAATGTTGATGGTGTTAGTTTGATTGAAAGTTGGATTGTTGAAGATGAGAAATACGATAAGTCTAACCTATACAAACTTAATGCTGTTAAAGGTAGTTGGGTTGTTAAAATGAAAGTTTACAATGAAGAAGTGTGGCAACAAATCAAAGACGGCAAATTCAAAGGGTTTAGTATCGAGGGGAAGTTTGACGGCTTAGACCAATTGGAAGCTGAAAGCCACGAAGATATAATAAACGAAATTAAGGAACTTTTAAAATCAATATAAAATGGGAGTAACACAAATTGACAATACGCAAACTATTAGCAACTCTACATGGAGGGTGCAACCTGATGTTATCACATCTGAAAGTGGGATAGTAAAAGAAAACGGAACTATCCATTACATTGACGGTAAGTTAAAATACCATGTTGACGGTTCAATAAAAGAGGTCGGATTAGCTACTGACTACGCATTGACGGTATTAGACGTTCAAACATTATTACCAGCGGATGGAGCTAGTGCTGCAATAGGCGACCGTTATTTAGTTTTAGCTTCAGGGGTTGCTGAATGGAATGGTTTTGTTTGGACATATGTTATCGCAAATGCAACCGCAACGGTAGGAGCTTTGGTCGTTAATACAAGTTCAAATACTACGTACCGATGGAACGGTTCAGCTTGGGCAACTTACACGGTGCAAAAGGTAATCGACTTAACATTAGCTCGTAAAACTGATTCTTACACATTAGTAGCTGCTGACAACGGTCAAGTAGTTGAAATGAACAAAGCTACTGCTAACACTTTAACCGTTCCTTCAGGAGTATTTACGGCGGGTCAACAAGTTTTGGTAACACAATACGGAGCAGGACAAACTACATTAGCAGGTTCTGGTGTAACGTTACGTTCAGACGGTGGTAAATTAAAAATCAATAGCCAGTATTCAAGCGCTACGATTCTTTTTATTTCAGCTACGGAGGCGTATGTGTTTGGTAATTTAGCATTATAACATGACTGAGTTTAATAACAAAATAACTCCTTCATTCATAAGATTTAGAGCAGTCACTACCGTAACAGATAGTGACTCTTTATTTTTACAACCTATTGATAGCGAAATACCGAACAGAATAGCAATGCTAAAATTCAAAAACTATTTAGGTGATGAAGATAACGGTATTCTATTTGGTGGCACGGGAGCGGATGAGGATGTTTATAAGATAATAGGCGGTGTTGGTACGAGTATTAATTCAGACATATACAATTTATGAGCGATATAACAAAGAGAATTATAATTAAAAAAGGGGCAGGAACTCCAACCGTTCCAACAAGTACAGACCATAGGGATGGTACGTGGTTGGCTACTGATATTTATGAAGGTGAGTTCTACATGAATACTGTGAATGGTAAGATATACACACGTACAGCAAGTGGTATAGAAGAGATTATTTACGATGTAGCAGACTTTGAAGTATTAGCAAATAAAGCGACTGATTTCACTACTATAAACAACACTAAATATCCAACGACTCAAGCAGTAGATAATCAAATTGATGCTAAATTATTAGCTGAAAACTATTGGGCAGTTAAAAGTGATGAAATTGCACGTGGATATAGAGCTCAACACAACTCAACAACTGTATTAGCTGAGAATATTGCAACAGGAACACTCTTAGGAACTGCAGTAGCTGTATCTGTATCAACTGCATCTATACAAGAGAAGAAAACAAGATTAAGAATTAGAGTGTCCACGCCTGCATTAAATGGATTTTGTGGTTATAGATCAACTTCAGCTTTTAATTTTATTAATACAGGTTTTAGAATGTGTGTCGCATTTGGTGTGTCTGATACAGGTTATAATTCAGGAGCAAGACAATTTTACGGTATGACAGCAACAACAGCATCTTTAGGATTATCTTCCATTATTTCTATTGAAAGTTTAACTAACATCATTGGCATTGGTTCGGATGCTTCCGATACTAATCTACAAATATTTCATAATGATGGGTTATTAACGGCTACAAAAATAGATTTAGGCTCAAACTTTCCTGCAAATAGAACAAGTGGGGCGGTTGCTACTGATTTCTTTGTGTTTGAAATCTATAACCCTTTTAATTCAAATACTGTATATTACAAAGCGATTTCTTTAGAAAATAATGTTACAGTTGAGGGGTCAATCACAACTAATTTACCAAGTGATACAACGCCTATAACCATCCAAGGTTGTCGAACATCTGGGAGTTCTTCAAATGCTTGCAGTTTTGATATTTCACAATTAACCTTAAATTGTTTGTCATGATAGAGGTAATACAAGAAGTAAGGGGAGCTTACACGTATGTAGAGAGTAGCTACTTGGATATAATCAAAGTAGGGAATGAGGTTTTGAATGCTGATGTAACAGCAGAAATAACAGCACAAGAAACTATCATAAACGATTACATCTAATTTACAACAAAATCACAAATAAAAGTTATACAATTATGAATGAAGTCAAGTACATTTTAGAGCAAATCAGGAAGACGAAAACAACAGTGCTAATTATAATCCTACTTGCCTTCATTCTTTTTTATTACAAGTCATTGGTTACGCAAGTAGTAGTTAAAAAAATTGAAAATGTTGACGAGGTGAAAAAAGACATCAACAACAATGTTTTGATTCAGCAAATGCTTAACGAATTGATGCTAAAATATAATGCTGACAGGGCTTATATATTTCAATTTCACAACACAATTAAGTACTACGATGGTACGCACCGAAATCATCAATCAATGACATTTGAAGTGTGTGCAAATGGTATTAGTTCGGAAGCTAATAATTTACAGAATATTCCTGTTAGTTTACATCCAATGTTTTTGCAAAATATAATGTTGAACAAAATGAACTATTGCGATATACATGATATTGAAGAACATTCAACAAAACTATCATTATTAAACCAAGGTATTCAATCAATTGTTATTGCACCGTATTTTAAGAACAACAACTTTGTAGCTTATATAGGTCTTGATTTTGTAAAAGACAAAAAGAAAGAAGAAATTGATTTCCAAAAGTTTAAACAATTCACAAACGAAATAGGTAAAATTTTAATGTTATGAGAAAAGGAGGTAAAAAAGGATGCCAATGCAAAGATGGCACGTATTCAAAAGAATGTTGTGATGGGAAGTCACAAGGTGTTGGAAACACAGAACAACAAACAATTAGTAATGTAACTCACACCATTGAGGCACGACAAATTACAACAGAAAGAGGTTAAATAAGTTATTAAAGAAAAACGTTATGAATAAAGAAATAAAAGATGCGTTGAAGACTATCAAGACATTCCTTGGAATGGAAGTTAAGTTGGAGCAAATGAAGTTAGTCGATGGCAACACGGTAATCGAAGCGGATTCTTTTGAAGCTGGCGCGAGTGTTATGATTGTAGTTTCTGAGGGTGAACCTGTACCTTTAGAAATCGGTAAGTACGAGCTTGAAGATGGTCGTTTACTTATCGTTGAAGAAAAAGGAATGATTGCAGCGATTGAAGAGATGCCAAAAGAAACTGAGGAGGAGGAAATGCCTGTTGAGGCTGATCTAACCCCCGAAGTTGAAGTAAAGCAACCTAAAAAAGTTGTATCAATCACAGAACAACATTTTGCAGAAATGAAAGCAAAGATTGAAGAGCTTGAAACTAAGTTAGCAGCATTGGAGGTGAAAGAGGAAGAGCAACCAACTGATGTAATTGAATTTAGTGCAGAGCCTAAACCTATTCAGTTCAACCCTGAGAACGTTGAAGAGATTCAACATTTCGACCTATCTCCAAACAAAACACGTTCAATTCGTGATTCAATTTTAGAAACAATTTACAATAACAAATAAATAAACAAAGATGGCTACAACTACATCGTTAACTACCTCATATGTTGGACAGGATTCTAAACTATGGGTAAAGGCTGCTTTATTAAGCGGTAACACTTTGGCAAAAGGAGGGATGACAATCATTCCTAATATTGCTTACAAAACAACAATGTTCAAATTAGGTACTGATGACCTATTGAAAAATGCAACGTGTGATTTTGACCCATTGTCAACTGTAACTATTACAGAACGTTCTTTGACATTAGAGCAATTTCAAGTAAATTTGACTTTGTGTAAAAAAGACTTTATCAGTTCTTGGCAAGCGGAAGA